CACTGTGCCCCCTTTTTACTAACGATGCAGATTATTTTCGCTTCTGTATCATATTAGGCGCGTAGTTGCGGATTTGAGGATTATATATTGGAATAGCAGTATTTTCAATAGCTTAATTGAGCTGTTAACTTTGCGAGAAAATTAGTCAAATGGAATATAATCTCGTAATATCTGGCACAATTGGTAGTTGGTGGGGTAGCTGCTCTGCTGACTATGTTCGTTATGTGCTCAATCAGAACAAAGGCAAGGAAGTACATGTCGGCTTCTGCTCTCTGGGTGGCTTTGTGAAAGATGGCTTAGAGATAAACCAGGCATTCAAGGACCATGGCAACGTTCATGCTCATGCTTTTGGTATGAATGCTTCGATATCTACCATTGCCATGCTTGGCTGCAAGACTATCGACATCGTAAAAGGCAGTTTCTTCCTTATTCATAATGTTTCTGTCCTCATCGACAAGTATGAGCAGAACAACAAGGAACAGATAGATAGCTACATTGCGAAGCTCAAGGCTCAGCGTGAATCGCTCAAGACCTTCGACGATGTTCTGGCATCGATGTATGCCGACAAGACAGGTAAAACCATCGACGAGTGTCTTGCACAGATGAAGAAAGGCAATTGGCTTAGCGCTCAGCAGGCTAAAGACTTCGGACTTGTTGACAGCATACGCGAAGACAAGGAAACCGAGAAAGCTGCAGTCGAGCACACCAATCAGTTTGTCAACTCATATTCTAACATATTCAAGGATGCAGGTATACCGCCACTACCTTCTACTCTGCAAGAAGATGCTACTCCAGGCATCTCTTCAGTTGTTGATGGCGATGGCAATCCAACCGCGAGCTTTCTCGAGAAGACGTGTGAGCAGCTTAAGAACCTCTTCCGTAACCAACACGCACCAAAACAACCTCATAAAATGATTAAAATCTTTGCTTCAGTCATGGCGTTGCTTGCCATTGACGGTTTTCAGACGAATGATGAGGGCAATATCACTCTCACTCAGGAGCAGCTGAAGAGTATCGATGATCGTTTGAAGGATCTTGAGGAGAAGGATAAAACCAACTCTCAAGCCGTCAAAGATAAAGACGATACCATCAACAACCTCAAAGCTCAGCTCTCTCAGGCTCAGAAAGAGTCAAAGGAGAAGGATGAGCAGATTCAGAATCTTAAAGGTTCTGCAGGCGACACCACAACCGAGAATCCTGCGAATGAAGAGAACAGCTTCACCGCACAGGATATGTATAACAGCATTAAAGACGTGTAAACTATGGCAGAAATTAAAATTGGAAATGTAACATATGGAGCTTCCGAGCTCTCGAAGACCTTCCAGACCTACCGCAAGGATTTCATTCTTATGCCATTCCTTGCCATGGCAGCTCTTGCTAAGCATTGCAACGTACGCACAGGTATTCGATACAGAGAGACAGTTTCTCAGATGTCAGCAAATGCAGAAATTGGCAACTATTCGAAAACTAAGCACGAGGATGCTGCAGTAAACATCGACCCTCGTGTGTTCGAAACATTCTTTGGCAATATCGTTCAGGGTATTGACCCTAACGCCATCTATCAGTCTATTTGGGGTAGCAACATCACCAAGGGTGATGGTCTGAAGAATGTGCCTATTGTCAATCAGGTATGCGCTTATCTCGTTAAGAAGATTGGCGAAAACATGTTTATGAATGCCTTCACCGCTAAGCATGATGGTACCGACACCTCGAAGACTGCAAAGTGGTTCAACGGCTTCAAGACTATCCTCGATGCTGACGCTGCAGGTACTAATGAACTTGCTAAGGTCCTTATCTCCGAAGCTCTTGGCAACCTCGTTGAGGGAACAGAGTCTATCACCAAGGAGAATGCTGAGGAAGTCATCAAGGACTTCTACTGGTCAGAGGCAGGCAATGCTGCAGCTGCAGCTAAGCTTCGCTCACAGCAGCTCAAACTCTTCATGGCCGACCAGACCTATCATATGTATACCGAAGCATATCAGGTCAACCATGGTTCGTTGCCATACAATCAGAGCTACGATAAGCGCACTCTTGAAGGAGCAAGCAATGTCGAGCTTGTTCCATTGGCAAACGTGCCTAAGGACTTCCTCCTCCTCACACCTAAGAATAACATCTATCTCCTCTTTAACCAGCAGACAGAAGATGAGAAGTTCTTGGTTAAGCCATCGCTCACCAACCACTACGACGTTGACTTCATTATGAACTACTTCTTCGGTACTCAGTTTGAGAGTGTTTCTCCTGAGGTTCTCCGCTACTGGCGTAAGAAGGCGTAAACTCAAGCAGATAGGCGAGCCACGTTGCTCGTCTGTCTGCATATCATTAACTCATAAAACAATAAAGATATGACTAAATGTACTTCTGCTGATTCTATATACGGCGATATTTGTTTCTCACCAGGTAAGAAATCTCTACCAGGTGTCAGAGGTTATGTGTATGGTATTGCCAAGCGTGATATTATGACATGGCCAACCATTGGCGCAGAAGCTCCGAAGACTCTTGCCGACGTAGCTAAATATGCAGGCAACTTCGTACTCGCAACTGATAAGAAGTGGCATAAGATAGGACTTATTCCTAACGAATCTGAGCTCCAGGTTGAATCACAGGGATCATTCGGCTCTAAGACCTTTAAGGTTACAGGCTCTGCGGTAATCCCTGGTACCGAAGAGGAAGTTTCCGGCTACATTGCTCAAGCTAACAACGATGAGATGGTATATCTCTTCATTCAGCGCAATGGCAAGGCTCGCATGGTAGGTTCTGAAGCATTCACTCCTGAGCTTTCGCTTTCGCAGGCTACAGGCAAGGCTACAACAGATGCCAACTCTACCACAATTTCGGCTGTTGCCGACGACGAGTATCCAGCACCATTCTATCCTGGCAAGATCGAGACAGAGGATGGCGACATCTCTGGTGCAACAGGTCTACCAATCGTTGTTGCTGATAATCCTCACCAATAGGCTCAATATATATTACCTGGGCGGTCATGCGATGCAAAGGTCGTAAGACCGCCCTTTAATTATTTCTAATTATGATAGACAAAAAATTCACAGAAGATATGCAGACGTGGCTCGCTGCTGAAACTCACGACCACGACTCTCTTGTAGCAGGTGCTGAGATGGTGCTGCGCCTCACTCGCAACAGAGCTATGTATCAGACCATAATGCGAAGACCTAAGTACTTCGAGAACAAAATCAGATACGAGCTCAATAAGTTCCTGCGTATGCGACTTGACGAGATGACAATCCAAGATGTCGAAGTTCTAAGCGCAGAGCTTACTCCTAAGGTTAAGGTTGCCATCGATGAAGAGACTAAGTTTATTGCCGAGAATGCTGAGGATGAAGAGGCTCAAGCAAAATTCCTGCCTGCAGCATCTGGTATACGTGCCGACCACGACACTCTGCCTGAAGATGTAGCTTCGGTATGGAAAGACAACCGTGAACGCTGGTTCCGCATCAAGCAGCTCTACAACACTCTGCTTACCATTGATAAGCCATGCGACCGCTACGAGTATCTCAAGCAGCTCAAAGAGCTATGGTATAAGTATAAGAGTGAGCTTGAGCGCTACGACAACTATGTTGCCGATGATGCTAAAGCAGAAACAAATACTGAAGGTGATACTCCTGCAGACATTGCCAAGGATATCACCAACGCTCGCTCTTACATCACCAAGAATATTGGCAAGCTCATAGAGCTTCGCCAGAAGTCGTTGGAGTCTGACGAAAACACCAAGGAGCTTGCCGACTACAACAAGCTACTTGCTAAGGTTCAGGAGCGTGTCGCTATTCTTACTGCCAACAATGCTCCTATAGGCGATGATCTGAAAGCTAAACTCAATGAAGCTGGACTCTCTATTCCGTCCGCTGAGTGATGCTCCCTATCAGTATCACCTCGGTACTGGCTTACACACGCTCGGTCTGCTCGGATGGATACTGCAGCAGACTGGGCGTGCTGATGTTTACGTATCAACATTCTCAACCTCCGACGCATTCCTTAGCGGATTCCTACGCCTACGTCGTCGCAACCTTATTGCTAATGCCACTCTCGTAGCCGACCTTAAGGCAGCACGAAAGACGGTGCAGCTATATAGGCTTATGCAAAGTTGCTTCGACCATGTGTATCTGGCTCAGAACCACTCCAAGATAGTACTCGTTAAGAACGACAACTACCAGGTGGCGGTGATATCTTCGCAGAATCAGACCTATGGCGACCGTGCCGAGTGTACGATGATCACTACCGACACCTTCGCCTTCTACTCGCTTCTTGATGGTCTCCGCTCTATCGTCGATAATTCTCACGAACTAAATGGATTATTCAACAGAATTGCTGACAGAAATAGAAAACCATGCCAGGGAGATGATGACTCCGACAGAGATAGCAGCGCTGCTGAATATTGACGAGCGCGAACTATGTGACGATATTGCTACCGTTGGCCATGCCGTGCGCAACGTCTATATACGTGGTGTCTCTACTACAGCCCTTGAACTACGTCGCACTCTTCACGACACAGCTCTTGCTGGCAGTCCTTATTCTATAGCTGAATGTCAGCGCCTGCTCACGATTGCTCAATCATCAATAATATAATTATGGCTCTACCGATAAACCTTGACAAATATGCTCATTATGTCACTCTCGACGACTCGGAACTTCGCGAGCTCCGTGTCGCTGAGGGTGTGCTGCAGCGCCTGCATCGATTGCGTGGATTATATGCCTACTGGCTGCAGTTCCCATCGAAGCTGGACAATGACCTGGTGCTATATGATATCAATCAGTTCAAGGTGTCGAAGTCGCTTGCCTACGAGGATCTGCATCTCGTAAAGGTTTTGCTTGGCAACCTGCAGCAAACAAGCAAGGATTTTATGCGATGGAAGATTAACAAATCTATTGAGCAAGATATTGCTGCAGCACGTCGAGCTGGCGACTACCGCTCGATAGCAGCCCTCTCAAAAGTTCTGGTACAGAACAATCGCACAGACAAGGATGATGAGCCAGAACTTGAATTCGACAAGATTGTGCCTCAGAACTTCGAGCCTACCGACGACCCTACTGTTCTCGGTATAGAGCGTATTCCGGACCTACGTGCAAGAATTCGAGCTTTACAAAAGCGCTATTCTGCTACCATGGTGCAGGATGCAGACTATGAAGAGATAAAAGAAGAGAATAAAATAGACGACGATGATTGACAATAAAGAGCAGCCATATCGACAATACTTCAACGATGCCCAATACTACAGTCTGGCAATGAACACACGCGACGAGGTGATTGTTGCCGGGCGTGGTGTGGGCAAAGGAGCCATCCAGGCACGTCGTCTGCAGTCGTGCTTTCAGGGAATGCCTGGAAGTATGGGCGGTTTTGTTGCACCATCGGTTAAGCGCTGCCTTACCAATATACTTCCCTCAATGCTCATTCATCTCGAGCGTTGGGGCTTCAAACGAGACTTGCACTATGTTGTTGGCAAAAAACCATGGAAGCGCCTACATTGGAAGACACCTATCTTCACTCCTGCCAACTGGGAGAATACCATCAGCTTTTATAATGGTTCCGTGTGCAACGTGATATCTCAGGATCGTAGCGGCACCTCCAACTCTATGTCGCTCGACTATCTCATCATCGACGAGGCTAAGTTTATCGACTATGAGCAGCTGAAGGACGAAACCTTTCAAGCCAACCGTGGAAACGAAATGTACTTCAAGAACTTTCCGCTCCACCATGGCATGACAATTACTTCAGATATGCCTATCACCAAAAAGGGTTCGTGGTTTCTCTCTTATAAGGATAAGCAAGACCCCGAACTTGTGAAGGTAATCGAGGGAATAATCTTCCAGATATGGAAGCTCAAGCAGAAATTTGCCAAGCGTCCAGAACTCCACGATGCTATAAACAAGCGACTCGACGAGCTGAATGCTCAACTCAACTTCTTCCGCTCAAATTGTCTACTATACAAGGAGTACTCAAGTATCGAGAATCTCGCCCTGCTGGGCGAAGAGTTTATACGTAGAGCCAAGCGTGATTTGCCTCCACTAACCTTTGCCACATCCATAATGTGCCAACGAGTGGGAGTATCTGCAGATGGCTTCTATGGCGGTTTGCGTGAGGATGTTAATCTCTACACCGCTCCTAACGAATCGGTGCTCAACCTCCACACTCTCGATAATGCTGAAGGTGGCATCATACCTAACGACTGCAGAATGGATGCCGACTGCGACGACAGGTTACCTCTGCTCATAGCCTTCGACAGCAACAACCTTATCAACTGGCTCGTGGTTGGCCAAGTAAAGGATGGCAAGCTAAGAATCATAAAATCATTCTTCGTGAAATACGAGCGCAAGATACCCGAGCTGCTCGAAGACTTCAGCAAGTACTATCACTTCCATCGTCGCAGGCAGGTGATATTCTACTACGACTCCACCATGGTTGGCACCAACTGGGGACTTCACTATAACGACCCACATCGAGAGGTTCTCAAGTCGCTACGCTCCATGGGCTGGGCTGTCAGAGATGTCTACCTTGGCAATCCGATGGGACACATCGAGAAGAATGCGCTTATCAATAAGATGCTGCGTGGCAGAGGCAACCTGCAGGTACTCATCAATAGAGATAACAATCCCGACCTGCTTATCTCCATTACCTCTGCAGGAGTATATAATGGCAAGAAAGATAAGCGAGGCGAGAAGCTGGCAGAGACCGAGGAGGATAAGCTCGAAGCGCGTACCGATGGTTCTGATGCCTTCGATGTGATCTGCATAGGTGCAGAGACGAAGCCTGTGTTCCAAGGCACAGGTGGCACCACAAATACTTATGGAGGATAATGTCATGTGTTAACTCTTATATAACTTTTGGTTATTAGTATTATCTTTTATCGAAGCCACTTGCGCGAGATGCGTAGGTGGCTTTTTTTTTATTATATTTAATACAAAAAAGTGTAGTAAATATTTGTATAATACGAAAATTGGTAGTACCTTTGTAGTGTCTTAAAAAGTAATACAATATGAAGAAAGAATTAACAGAAGAAGAGGCAGAACTGATAGAAGCTATCAGAGCCTACAAAAGAAGTTACCCTAATGGTCATCCTCAGTTGTTGTTTTACGCACAAAAGCTATTCGATGAGATGACATCAGGTAAGTAAGTCTAACAAGGCAGCCCGAAGGGGCTGCCCTTAACTAACACAATATGGAAAAGAATACCAACAAACAGGCAAAGGACAATACTGTTAAGCAACGCTTACAGGACATTCTGCTGAGTGTGTCATGGCGTGAGGTGGCCAATACATATTTCGACCGCTCGGCTTCATGGTTGTATCATAAACTTGATGGCATTGATGGCAATGGCGGTGTCGGTGGGTTCACAGACAAGGAAAAGGAGCAGCTTCGTGGCGCTCTTGTAGACCTCAGCGACCGTATACGCCGTGCTGCTGACAATATTTAGGCAGGTGATTGTATTACACCTTTAAGACACAAGTCGTCCGCGCCTACGGATGCACTCAGCCTCGGGACTTCGCAGTCTCGAGGCATTTTGTTTTTGGCAATTGCCATGTTCACGTTTCGCACAACCGCACACGAGCGACAAGACAAAATCATTTACATGGTTGCAAATCTCGCTACATATTCCGCTATGAGCGAAAGGGGCAATTGCCAACTTGGCGTAGGGCGGTGTAGTGCTGCAAAGACAGCAGAAAGCGCAAGCTGCAAAATTCAACCACATAACTCATTGAAAACAAGGTGGTTGAATTTTGCAGCTATGGAAAAAAGGTAAAAAACCATGCTTTTATATATCTCTGTAGCTCGTTTTAAGCATTAAAACGAGCAAAAACAATAGGTAGAAACAATAAAATAACACAAAAAACTTGTAGAAACAGATTTTTTTGAGTTACTTTGCAGTTAGAAATTAACAACAAGGAGAATACTATTATGGGCATCATTAAAAACATTATCCATTTCGTAAAAAATGGATTCTCAGTTCTGCGCAGAGCATCTACTGGTAATTACGAAGACAATTCGCCAGAGATACAAGCATTGAAAGATGAGATGTTTTCATCTCCTTCTAACAAGCGTACAGATTTGGACAATCTTAAAAAAGACCGCAACAATGTTGCTCACGACGTGCGCATATCATTCAACAATTTGATTTTAAGCAATGGTTAAACACTCTATCTCTATAAAAGACACCAACATCTCTAATGGAGATACGGTAGGTAACCAAATAGAACAGACGGTATCTGTGGATGACAACATTTTGCCAAGTCCGCAAGAATTGGCAGAATATCAACAGGTAAATCCAAAAATCGTTGATTTTCTTATCAAAGTTTCTGAGCGAGAGCAGCAACATCGCCATAAGCAAGACGAGAAGAAACTTAAAATCATAAGCTATAATGAGCATAAGGTCGGACGTATGAATTGGTGGGGGATGTTCTTCGCATTCTTAACCGTAGGTATAACCTTGGCACTTGCAGCTTACGCTTTATATCTCGACCGAAATTGGTTTGCAGGAATATTCGGATTAGCAGGAGTTGCGTCTATCGCATCTATATTCATGCAAAAACCTCAATAAAGCAAGTATCCGTACAATCAGTCGACATCCGCAACGATTGTACTTGATGTAATAAACAGGGTAAGCCTTCTGTGCGTGAAGTATAGAAGGCTTTTTTATCAAGAATAGTTTTCATGCAAAGTGAAAATTATATAATCAAAAGAACTCTTTAGCCCTCTGTGCGTGAAGCATCGAGGGCTTTTTGTTTTGCGGTCTGCGATGTTTTGGCTACGACAATATATATTTAAACTTTTGTTGAAAATAATTTGTGTTTTTCTTGTATATTCAACAAAAGTTTATTACCTTTGCATTGTGATAAAAAACATATCGCCTATGAGTAAAAAAAGAAAATCAAAGGAACTTAAGGACAAAGAAGACGATTTGCTTTTCTATCTTGGGTATTGGAACAAGTTCCCCAGCACTTTCAAAAAGATAGCGCAAAAAGAAATCGACCAACTTGAAGATGACATCAAGAATGACTAAAAAAGACTCCTCTCCCTTAAATGGGAGGGGGAGCTTTTCTAAAACAATTCTAACAAGATATATTATTATGACAGATTATAAGGATAAGATTAAGGCTCTTGCTGAGCGCAACCGCTTGGCAACGACCGACGAGGAGCGTGCAGCAGTATCCGCTGAGATGAACGCTTTAAGGAGTGAGAACGAACAGGCTTTTACTGAAGCTTTGGAGGGGCTTATCAAGACGACTGCCGAGGATGTGCAGGAGATGCGCATGGCTGAGCGTCTTGGCGAGATTACGGACATGGTGTCTATGGCTTACATAGCCAAGACTTATTTCAAGAAGTCGCGCTCATGGCTTGCACATAAGCTCAACGGCAATATGGTGAACGGCAAACCATCACAGTTCTCTGATGAAGAACTGAAGACCCTTCGCTTTGCGCTCAATGATATGTCGAGCAAGCTTAGCTCCATGAGCATTGCTTTATAGCGATAGTTTTTTATCACAGACACTTGCCTCGGGGCTTCGGCTTCGGGGCTTTTTTATGTATCGTTTGCCAAGGCGAGTAATCGTGAGGGTTTACGCGAATAGTCGAAATGGACGATACGAATAGTCGAAATGGGCGATGCGAGTAGCCGTGAGGGTTTACACGAATAGTCGCATTTGTGGGACCTACCATTTTCGTGAGCTTACGAAAATGGGGCATACCAAGCATCTCATCTATCGGGAATATTATATATATAATGTGGAAATGTTAAATTTGCTATTTTGCGGTAACATTTCCCTTCAATTGCTTGGTGGAGTCGATCCTTTTACCTACCTTTGCCCATGGTCAAATGATCGTAGTTGTATCTACGCTGAGGAGCGACAGTTTCGCTCGGCACGCTTGCTCGGGCTTTTTTTATGCCTTTGCGCGGTTCGCATACTCTATTCTTTTTTATAAAGGATATAGACAATATTATGACGGCTGCCTTCCCGTGAATTAGTTTCTCCTCGGAGTACACTACGATTCGTTTGACCAACGGGGAGTGCAGCCGTCACCCGTTTATATCGGCTGCAAGGTCAAACGAATCGTGGTATGACAAACCAAAAAAACAACAATCAGTTTCCAGAACGAAACTACCTTGTTTGGTGCTCCAGGAGCACTCGACATGAATGGTGCAGCCAAGGCTGCAAGTGATAACTTTTCAGGCATTAAAGCCAGCTGCGCCCAGCTCAAGGCGAAGGTGCAGCAGGCCATGCTGAAAAAGAACGAAGCCTATAGCCGATTGGCAGGCTTCGAAGTGAACAATCAGACAGTAGCCGTGATAGGTTTCGTGGTGCCCTTGCTTATGGTGGCAACGGTCGTCCTGGCTACTACTGCTCCTCTACAGGCCTTTGCCTCTGCAGGCATCACAGGCTGGGTGGTTTACCGCTTCAATAGCAAAGATTTTAAGAAAGGCGACGAGAAAGGAGGCGAGAAATGAAAATCAAGGTTCCTAAGATGCCTGCCGAGCTGATTAGCGAGGAAGAAGCTTTGAAGATGACAAACTTCGAAAATTTAGACGAGGTGAGAGAGAAGCTCGAGAAGTGGCAAGAGGCTAACGAGAAGCGTGGATTCTTAATCCTTGGCTACAACGAAGACAAAATCTCGTATTTTGGTACAGGTGGCGCAAGAGGCACTCTTGCCGGTATAATGGCTTCGCTGATTATGGAGTGCGAGAACTTCAGACGACTGATGATGCCTTCTATTATTGCTGCCACAAAATGGATTAGCGAAAACAAAGACAAAGTAACCATCATCGAAGGAAAGGAGGACAACCATGCCAACTAACAATATGCCTACATTCAATATCCTCACTCTACAGGAGCTACAGGCTCAGCTCTTGGATATTGTGGAGCGAATGAATAAGAATCGCGAGTCGTTTGCTCGAGCTCGCACGCTTGAAGACGAAAGATATATCTCGCTAATGAACGAAATATCGAAGGGTCAAGCCATGGTAGCTGCAGACCGCAAGAAGAGTAAGGACAATTACCTGAAAGCGATAGAAGCCTGCGACCAGGACGACAAGTTCCTCGCTAACAAGAAGCGCAGAGCTTACAACGACCACATCCGCGAAATGGCTCATCTGAAGAGTGAGCATGCTCGCAACAACGTGTTGCTTGAGAATGAGCGTGCGCTGCTGTTTAGCCAGTACAAAGCCCATGGTGGCGATATGGAGATTATTAAATCATTGTACAACGACAACAAAAAAGATAAAGGAGGAAAAGAAAATGGAGAACAATAATAATTTCAACGAGCAGACTCTTAATCTTCTAAGACCAATGCTCGATATCGATACATTGGAAGCGCAGATACAACTACTGGACGATGTGATGGACGACTATCTTGATGTTTCGCCCGACATAATGAGCAACGAGGAGGCAGCACACAGACTGGATGTAGCCTCTAACCTTAGGAGAATGAGTAAGAATTTGAAAGATCTAAAAAAATCAATAGAATCATGACACAAGAAGAAGACGAGAAGATGCAGCTCGAATATATCGAAGCTTACTTCGACAAGCGCAGTCCGCTGCCTGGGAAAGATATCACAGGTCAGATGAATGTCCCAGAACCAAAGTCGACAACAGAAATTATTGATGACCTGTCAGATATGTACGACATCAGCAAAGGACTGTTGAGCAAATATCTGGTGGACCATGGCTATTCGCTCGTACCTACAGAGGACGGTAGATTGAAATGGATGATTTACCGCTACTACGATAGCCATATAGAATAACAAGAAGGAAACATTTATTTTACATTTTTTATAAACATTGGTTTAGTGAATATGATTCACTTAAGTTTTAGGGGTGTAAGTATTAAGCTCGTGAGAGTTAGGATACACACAAAGGGAAGCAGCGCTCGTGAGAGTGCTGCTTTTTTTGTGTATTTTATGCAGCTAAATGAATCGTCTATCTTTGCCTAAAAAAGAATAAAAGGATGATAACAATAACTCAATCTATATCTGGCACATATTTATCATCGAATGTTCCCGATGTGGAATTCTCGATAGGTGGCAACCGCGCCATGGTGACGATGACGGTAGACGACGAACAGGTATACCAGGAATATCTATATCCGTTGGCAGGTGTGGTTACGCTTGCCGAACTCGACCGTCTGCTCACTCCTTATGCCAAGAAGCGCCTGAAGGTGAAGTTGAAGATTCAGATTGCCGAACAGGATGCCGACAACGAGACCATCATGTCTACCAAAAGCATGGAGGCAGATATCATATATAGCGAGGTGGATATCAACACTACTGCTCAAGACTTCATAGATACTCACTATCTGACATTGCTCGAGGGCGAGAAGGTGACGAGCCTTCATCGCCTGGAATATCTACACTATATCGGTACCGACAAGGCTGAGGTGACAGCCTACTATGACGATGGCACTAATAAATCTTTCTCGATATTGCCTGTTGCAGGCAACGACCGCTATACCACACTCGATGTGTCGGCAGCACAGTTTGCCATGGCAGGCAAGACGTTGCTATGTTATGATGTCCAGGCTGGAAAGCGCACGTTCCGGTTCACAATCGATTTTGATGAGCCCGACTGCGCTCCAGTTCTGGTATTCGACAACTCGTTCGGAGTGGAAGAGCTAATCTATTGCACAGGCACCCACACCATAGCGCCATCGTACAAACGCGAGCAAGCGTATATAGGCAAAACCCAACGCAACTATGCTATTACCGAAACCAGGGTGTTCAAAGCCGACACAGGCATACTGTCGTTCACCATGGCAAACTGGGTGGACGAGCTATTCCGTTCGATGAACGTGCATATAGTAACCTTCAAGAATGGCAACCCGAACGTGGGCAAAGAGGTGATAATAACAGACTCGAAGTCGGAATACGACAACAAGCCAACATCGCTGCCTCGATTCAGCTTCTCATACCAGTATGCTCAGCGCAATCATAATGTGCTGAATATGGAACGTGCAGGCAGAATATTCGACAACACCTTTGACAATACCTTCGAATGAAAGCTATCCATTTCACCGAGATGCTGCGCCAGATAGACCAAGCATATCAGCATCGAGCGCTTGTAGACGTATACGCTTACAAGGGCGAAACAGGCGCCATTATTCACTACAAGGGCTGGCTTGTGCACCATGTGGCATGGCGACAAGGTTTTATACGCTTGAGAAATCCCAAGAATCGAGAGCTGCGTACTATTCCTCAGATATTCATCATACAGATAAACAATCAAAAAATATACTTATGAGCAAAAACAAAAATACCCTGCAGCCTACATCGCAACATGCAGATGCTGATGGCTATCGCAAATATAGAATTGTGCCTACAGGAATAGGCTCGTCGTCGGAAGGCAACTCTGTAGCTTCAGAATATGGTGGCGACTCTATGAATGTTTTCGATGATGATGATCAGGCTGGAACATCGAACGTAAGACAGATAGTGGTGAAGAAGCGAGAGTATAAGTATGTGCAATGGGGCGTAAACGACCAGCTGCCATACGACATAAGGAAGAAGCTGATGGAGAATATGGTGACGGCACAATGTCAGCAGTTCAACATCGTGTCGTGCTATGGCCAAGGAGTGCGCTTCGTGGATAGAGAGACGAGAAAAGACGTAAGCGACAAAGAGATTCGCGACTTCTGTCTATACAACTCGCTGCAGGAGGTGTTCCTCGAGCAGGTGACCGACTTCAAGTTCTTCTTTTTCTCGGTAACGGTTATCATCCTATCGAAGGATGGCACAAAGATAGTGACGGTAAGAAACAAGGATGCCTCATACTGCAGGTTTGAATATGCAGGTTCTACAGCTTCAGGCAAGTCGGAACATGTGTTCTATGGCGACTGGCGACTCGGTTTCTTTGACGAAAGCAAGATTGAGGTGATACCATTGCTCGACTATTTCAATCCGCTTGGCGACCTGATGGTGCGTATGGGCAAACTGCCAAACCCGGAAACAGGACTCAAGAACAAACCTACCAAGGAGCGCAAGTTTGCTATATTGAGCCGTATGGCAACACCAGGCTGTCAGATGTACCCTGTACCATATTACTCTTCGATATTCCGCGATGCCTGGTTTGATATCTACCGCTTGATTGGTATCGGCAAACGATATATGATTAAGAATACTTCGGCTCCACGAGTACAGATAGAAGTGCACGAAGAGTATTGGGACAACGTTTGCGACAACGAAGGAATATCAGACGAGCCACTACGCAAAAAGCGCAAGGAGGAAGAGAAGCAGAACATCATCGACTTTGTGACAGGTATCGAGAACGCGGGCAAGGCTATGATTAGCGGATACTATGTAGACCCAAACGGCAAGGAGAACAGAATGGTGCGCATAGTGCCACTCAACGATGCCAACAAGAAGGAAGGTGGCAACTGGAGCGACGATATGAGCGAAGCTTCGAATGCTCTCTGCTTCGCCTTCGGTATTCATCCTAATCTGGTGGGAGCTACACCTGGCAAGAGTCAGATGAACAATTCAGGTAGTGACAAGCGCGAACTCTTTACGCTGAAGCAGGCTATAGAGAAGCCATGTCACGACATACTGACTAAGCCATACCACCTGATACTCCACTACAACGGATGGAGCGACAAGGTGACGGTAGATGTGCCAATGATACAGCTCACCACTCTCGACGAGAACAAAGATGCCAAGAAGGTTACTAATTCTAATAGCAATAGCAATGACGACGATAACAATATCTAAAGAAGACTTCGAGCAAGCGCTGCCAGTAGGTTGCTCAGCTCATAGCGAGGTGTTTGAAAGTGTGATGCCTGCAATAGACATTGCTAACGATAATTACTCAAGCAATCTGCTTGGCGAAGCAGGCTTGAAGCGGATAGCTGAAGAAGGAGAGAATGGCAGACTACTGCAGTACTATAAGATAATGGTATGTGTGGATGGTTTTCTCTCGGTGTTCAGACAGTTGGACCTGGTGTTGACACCTACAGGCTTTGGCATTGTGTCAAACGACACCATATCGCCTGCATCGAAGCAGAGGGTGGATGCGCTCGAGGGACAGCTACGCACAGCACTATGCAGGGCAAGGGCTATGACCGTGGATTTGCTACGATCTAAAGAATGGGGCAAGACGATGCAGGCAAAGAACTATATCCGCTACATCTATACTGAGAATTATTTCTTCTTTTCGCCCATGGCAACCAAGGCACGGTCGTATCAAGACTGGCAGGCTATGCAGCGAGCTATCATCGATGCCGACGAGACTCTACGCTTGAGAATATCAGACGAACAGATGGATGATATCCTCGATGCATGGCGATGCGATGACCATGACAGGCTGACACCGTATGCAGGAATACTGCAGCTGATATGCGACTTCACAGACAAATGGAACGTAAGCGGAAAAGCAGCCATCTCTACCCCACTCTATCGACGTATAGAGCGTGAGGTGGAGCAGAACCCTGAGATATACTCTATATATCCAGGGACAGCAGCCTATGATGCCGCGCATATCGAGAGTTTCAAAAATACTAAAGATTCATCAGCATTTATATTCAATGGCTAAGACTATCAATATAGAATTAAAGGCTCCTCAGTCGTGGCGCGAACTGACACAAGAGCAGTTGCGCTATGTGTTCTACCTCATGGCAACCTTTGCAGATATGACGGTAGTTAAGACTTATATGTTTGTGCGCTTTACAGGCATCAGCGTGATAGAGAAAAACCGCTATGGCTGGAAGTGTGCTTATAAGCCTGAGGGCGAGAAGCTGAAGGTGTTCTATATAGAGGCGTGGCAAATTCATTCATTTCTTAAGCAGTTGAGCTGGGTGGACTCGACGGAGGATATGGACAATAGGTTGGATGTTGTCCAAGGACTCCAGGCGGTCCATCCGCTTCTGCAGGAAGATACCGAACATAAACGTATCATCAGCTTTGGTGAATACCTCTGTATGGAACAGCAATATCAGCTATTCCACGAGACGAAGAAACAGGAGCATATAGATAAGCTCGCCTCGTTTCTATATCGCAAGCCCGACTTCTCTCGACCTGACGAGCTGAGTCTGACAATAGAAGAAAGCCTGGCAACGATAGCATGGTTTGCCAATATCAAGTTAGTTATGTCGAGAGCCTTCCCTAACTTCTTCCGCAAGGCTACTGCCGACGACGTGACAGAACTGTCGGTACTGCAGTCGATAAACCTGCAGCTTAGAGCTCTGACAGATGGCGACGTGACGAAGGAAGCCGAGGTGAAACGTGTGGACTGTTGGCGAGCGCTGACAGAACTCGACGCTAAAGCCAAGGAGGCAGAAGACTTCAGACGCAAGTATCCAGACTTGAATAAATAACATATAATTCATATTACCATGGCAAAAGACCTTTTTCCAGCTCTCGAATATTTTACACAGCTTGCCAAGTCGAGCCGACTGGCACAAGACAATAAGTTTTATCCTTGCCTCTGCTCTGGTCCAGACTCTATACAGGGAGTGATGGAGAACTTCAGGAAGCAGCAGAACTTCATCATGGTGGATGATACCACGTCGCAACAGACCTTCTCGAATGGCGTAGGCTACTTCCGCAGAGATGTATATACGATATTCATCTTGGCTCACTATCGCATAGACGACATGATAGACAGAGAAGAGAAATTGAACCTATGCAGGCAGATATTCAGGCAGTTTCACTCTCGCCTGCTTCACGATCGAGACGAACTTGGCGACGACCGACTGACATTCCTGCAACTGAATAATGTCTACTCATCCGAGTTGCCTCGGTACTCATATAACGGAGTGACAGGACTGTACTTCATGATACAAAACGAGGAACCAATAGATATATGCTATGACGAATCGGAATGGACTTAAACCCAATATGACTGATGCCGAACATCAGAAATGGTTGGATGGGTGGCAGCAGTTTATGGTGGATATATGGCGTGAGCGAATGATGCAATTCACTCCACCAGTAAACGATACAGGAGCATTGGCCCGCTCGATACAAGGTGTGGTACATCCTGGTCCTGTTACCACCATCGAGCACCATTTCCTTGAGTATGGTATATATGTGGCTCGAGGCGTGGGCAATGGATATAAGCATGATAACGGTGGCGACCTCAAGTTTCTGAAGGACTGGAAGACAAATCCACATCACAGACAGAAGCGTGACTGGTTCTCGAAGAAGTATCTATACTCTATCCATCGCCTGAACGAATTTGAAGCTTCATATTATGGTACCACTTATAATGGTTTGGTGTCATCGTATCTGAGTCAGCTATTCAGCGACGGCAAAAATACTATAGATAGAACGATAAGGAGGTTTTAATTTTTAATCACCATTTTTATTATGTCAATACAATCAGAGTTTTCTGCTCTACGTGAACTCTTCACTAAAATACGCGACGAACGAGGCTCCCATGCCAACACAGCTAATCGTATAGGTTCGGCATTTCTTGCTCTATTAGATTATGTCCTTAATGCGCCATTCTTGCGTAAGGACAAAGAAGATGTAGCAGCTGGCGAAGTTACCTTTCTGCGAGGTCTTAAAATAGGCGATTACTCTTCTGTGTCATTAACTGGTGGAGAATGGTCTGTCGATGACAAGGAACACACCTACCTTACTACCGATTATCTCGAAGTAAGAATGAAAGCTATCTTCGAGGAGTTGATGATTAAGAAGACATCCACTATAGGCGGTAATGTTATATTATCTCCTGCAGGAAGTGTGACAGCTCACGATGTACAGACAGTTAGCGTAATATACAACGAAGTCTCACAAGAGGCATATCGTTGCTATTTTCTCGCAGAACTCGACGGCAACGAAATTAGTAACGACTTCGCAATAGGCGACCTAATACGTTCGGAAAGTTTCAATCTAAACAATGGAAAATACCACAAGATGGGCAATCACTTCTTGTGGAGACTGTGTATTGGCAGAGACGATAAAGCAATAGAGAAGAATGGCAAAAAGTATCATTATATAGACCTTTCTGTAACAGATTGCGCAACAAATAGCGATAGACCAGCTAAGGGTGACGTCTTAAATCAATGCGGAAATAGAGACAACCCAGAGAGACAGACATGTATGTTCTTCTCTTCTGTTGGTACTTATGCTCCAAGTATCACCTTATATCAAGGAGTAGACAATTATTCATTTGACAAGAAAGAGTATGTAGAATATGGAGTGAATAATTCTTCCAAGAAGGCATTCTTTAATGTATATGGAGATATGTATGTAGGCGACAGACCTACCGCTGAGAATAACTACGAAGGTAGCACTTATATAAAATTTCAGCAAGATTGTAATGGTAAAGGCAAGCCACGTCTTCAAATAAAAGCAGAATTAGATGTTAAGAGTACTATTGGCGGTAAAAATATCGATAAGTATATCGAGGATAACACATTGAGCGAGGCTGCAGTTAATAATATTATTAGCAATTCACAAATCATATCAGACTTGCAAAATCAAATAGATGGAGCTATAGAAACATGGTTCTATGAAGGTATTCCTACACTTGGTAATGTTCCTGCTGCAGAGTGGAAAACTGATAGCGATAAGAATATACATCTTGGAGACCTATATTACGACACGTCTACAGGCAAAGCTTATAGATTTGCCATGGTCGACAACAACATATATAAATGGTTAGCAATAACAGATACCGATATAGCTAAAGCTCTTGAAACAGCAAGCAAGGCGCAAGAAACTGCAGATGGTAAGATGAAAGTGTTTTGCCAGCAGCCTACACCTCCTTACTACGAAGGCGACTTGTGGGTTAATGCAACATATCCTCAAGACGGAAGTGTGTACAAAAATGACATATTGAGATGTACTACAGGGCGAACATTTGGTGCGTTTAACATCAACGATTGGACATTGTCGTCTAAATATACTGACGACACTGAAGCTCACAAGGCTCAAGACGCTGTTGTTAAGACGCAAAAATCGCTGCAGAATCTCTCTGATACTGTAAGCAACAACAAAAGCGCCTTTGATAAGTACACACAGGATGGTTATGTTGATGGTGCAGAGATTGTTGCGATGCAACAAGACATTAAGCGCTTGGTAGACGACTATACGGCTGCCGAGAAAGCTTATAACGAGGTTGTTGGAAGTGAGGTTCTGAAAACTGATACAGGAGCAGAGACTAAGGAACTTACAGATCTAAAGATTGCTAAACAAGCCTTAGATAGCGCTCATAAGGAATTAGTAGATTATCTTAATGATATTACTAAGAGATTTAATGAATCAGATGCTGACGGCAAGAAAACTATCAGCAATCGTGTTGGCACTCTCTTCGATAATTTTCAGACTGCTTATAGTGCCTTTTATAATACTCTCGGCATAGCTAATGCGTACATAACGAGTTCTATCTACTCGATAACCTTAGGTAATGTAACTAATTATGATAATCTAAAGTATCTTAAGAATGCATTGCAAGGAGATAGTACTATACAAGGTGGACTCATGCTGTCAAGCACTATAGTGCTTAGAGATGCAAAAGGCGCAGCTGTAATGAGTGGCATGAATGGTATCGTCGATGAGACAAAACAAAACCAAGGACTTGAGAGTATAGCAACATGGTGGGGAGGCGCTTTTGCTGATAAAAAGACATTCCTTCGTGCAGGGCAATCGATAGCAGATACTATAGAAGGTAAGAATGCTGTCACGGACTATGCAACATCACTTGTTAGATTCGACGGAAGTGGTTATCTTGCAGACGGTGCAATATGGTGGGATAAGACAGGTAATGTACACGCTAATCCTGCTTCATTTATAATAAGCGAAAAAAATGTAGGAGTATATCTATCCTTCTTAGAACCTGTGTGGAAACCAGGAATAACAGATAATACTCTAATTGACAATGTGCAATATCTCATTGCGAAGAAAGACTTTCGTTCCTTGGTCGGAATAGATTCGCTCGCTACAGAAGGATATCTTAAAATCGGTGGCGCTTACCTTGTATGGGACAATACAAATAAGGCTATCAGAATCGCAGGAGACAAGGATGGCAAAACTTTGGCGAATCTGTATACAACAGGTGGCATTACTGCTTATGGTGCTGGTAGCGGAATTGATGGCGGTGGAGGGCTGAATGGTTCGGTGCAGACGTATGCTAATGCTATCAGTTTGACGACTGCAGGCAATGAACTGTCTCAGATAGCCAGTGCTTGGAGTATTAAGAAGCTCTATGACAAGATAGAGGCTATTGATGTTAGCGACCAGCTGACAAATTATCTGCAGAAGACGGATGCTGCCAATTTGTATCAACCAAAGGGGCATTATCTAACTTCGCTTGGAATCAATGTTCCTACAGGTCTTACGGTGTCGGGTTCTCCTGTAACCTCAAGTGGAAATATTACTATTGGGCTGGCTGCAGGCTACTCTATACCGACAACCGTCAAGCAGACCAACTGGGATACGGCATACAGATGGTATACGGCTATAGCAGGCAAGGATTCGGATGGTGCTATCGATAAATGGGACGAGATTGTGGCATTCTTGGCTAAGATCGATGACTCGACGACTCTGGATGGAATAATTGGTGGCATAAACTCTTCGATATCTGCCGAGACATCGAGGGCTAAGGCTGCAGAAGGTGCGAATGCTACAGGTATAGCTACTCTGCGTAGTTATTTTAATGGTAGTGTGGCGAAGAATGCAAAAAATGCAGATACTTTAGATGGGTATCATGCAGCGAATATTCAGCAGGCAGGTTGGGTAAATCTGTACAGATATGGCACTGACTATAGAGAGATAAAATGGACGAGGATTGGCAGATTTGTTACTAAGGTATCAGATAATGTAGATAACGATGGAATGATAGAATTCTGTTCGAATGGTGATCAGAACTATTGGTATTTTGCTTATGGTACATTGATGCTGTCGTCTTCATCTACGTCGTCAAGATCTCTGATGTTGACAACTCACGGGATGGGTAGCATACATTTCTATGCTACTATCGACGATGATGGGTATATATGGTTGGGGCATAATGCTTGGCGCACGGGCAATTCGAAGTTCAGAGTGCTGTGGGCGGGCAAGTATGTTGAAATGTATGATTCTAATCTGCTTATGCAGACTGGAGCTCCAGCAGATAAATATGTGACGGACAATGGAACTTACAAGATGGGGCAAGGCGTTAAGGGTATAAATTATCTGAAGAACGTGAATGCATCATCAGCATCGAAGCTTGAGACAACGAGAAAGTTGTGGGGGCAGAATTTTGATGGCGGAGGTGATGTGGCTGGTATGCTCACCTTAGCCGACGGTAGTCATGCCGGTTTGAAACTTGGATCTGCATATCTGTCTTCTCTTAGTGGCTGCGCCATATTCCAAAATGTAAAAGCCATTCGTTTTGGTGGCGATTCTTGGAATTGGAGCGCTTGGGCAGGACTTAGCTATGACGAGAAGAATAAGATGGTGAATTTAGGTCTGGCAGATGGAAGCATTTTTACTGCCACCACATCGCAAACAGACGGTACTCTTAATTTGGTGAATATAACTAAGCTGCTGTTAGGAGGTCTCGGACTTGAGTATGACGTTAACAATAACGCTCTGAAAGTGAATGGCAATCTGTATGCTACGGGTGGTATTACGGCTTATGGTGCTGGTAGTGGAACTGGTGGCGGAGGTGGAGGGCTTGATGCTACAGTGAAGCTCTTCTCTGAAGCAATAGCCCTCACGCAAGACTCTCGTGGGTTTGTTGCGTCGGCATATTCTGTTGCAGCTCTTAATAGTAAGATAGCAACATTGCAGACTGATGTTACTACATTGAGGGCTGAGCGTAAATTAGATTGTAGAGATATAGATTTTGGTTTGTCGTCTGACAATTCTTCTGCTGATAATTGGCATACTTACCAAGATGTTGCAGAAGGCATGTTTATACTTGTTGACAACAAATATGGTCAAGGGCAAAGCATCGGCGTGTTGTTGCAATATAAAGATAATATGAATCATGCACTTAATCAAGTTGTGATATCAAGCTGTGAATTGTTGCCAACCGAGGAGAACTTCAGTTCGCATCAAGATGGAATAATGTTCTTTAAGTGTCGCTCATGGAACACTTTAACATCACCAGAATATGCAGGGGCAAAAAACACCTGGAGCGAGTGGCATGATATCAATGAGAGAATTACGAATGATGATATTGATGAACTTTTTAATTAAAAAACTATGACGAAATACTTAGACTTTGAAGGACTTAAGCATTTTAAGAAGAAGATAGACGCTGAATATAAACCTGCATTAAATGGCAAGGCAGACAACGAAATTGGTATCTTTACAACAGGTGTTGCTACTCCTGAGCTTCACGTTAATTCTAATAATGCTGATGAAAAAAGTGCCAATCAAATATTGGCAACAGGGGCGGATGGCACAGCTGATATTCTGATACTACATAATAATTCTAATGGCGCAGCGTTAGATTTAGTTAGAGCCAACGTAAATGGTATAACTGTTAATTCATACGCTGCATCATCGTCATTACCAGGTGAAAATATTAACGCTAAAGACTGGACACTTACAGGGCGAAAAACTGATATTACTGGTGATTCTATCACTTCGCCTAAGATTATCAAAGCTGGTGGTACTTCAAGTGAGATTTTGATGGCTGATGGTTCTATAAAAGACTTCGTGTCCCTTGCTTCCATTCCACTTACAGGCTCGATTAATCTAACCACAGAAAATGCCATCACCTTAGCTGCTAAGTATGCCAAGGTGGCTAATAATAGCATTAACTTCTATGTCATAGCAGATAGCCGTGGTAAATTGCCATCATCAGAAACTCGCATAAATATAAACTCTGGTATTACATCTCTTGTAGGTGCAGAGGGTGCTAATGTTGGTGATTTGTTCGTTGTCGGCAAACTTAGTCTGAAGCCTGTATATAAGATAATTCCTCTTAATGATGCTAAGGCAGAGGACTCTACCTATAAGGGTACACAGGGTGTGGTTACTCCTTGGGATAAGTCGCAGATAAACAAGATAGCTTCTATCGAATCTACTGCTAATGCCGCAAAAAATAATATGCCAACATATGGCGAAAGCAATATGAATAATGCCTTAAGGACTGGAATGTATCCATGGTGTACTCTTGGCAGACCGTCAGGCTCGCAAGGAGCTTATACCTGTGTAGTACTGGCATCAACGACGGCAGATAGCAATGGCTATACAACTGTAGAGCAGACTGCTTATGGAAGACAGAACGAAAAAGGCAAAATATATAAGCGCATTATCTTCGTTAAGTCTGGCGTTACAGAATATGGAGACTGGATAGCTATAGGATAAAGGAGGTGAAAAAATGAGTGTAGATAGAGGAATAATCGTAGCTCCCGTCACCATCGATGACGTGAAGCAAGTATTAGGCGAGAGCACTAATGATTTGGCAGCGCTCTGCCGAAGTAGTAATATCAATATGATGAGCAAATATAAGCCTGTGCCTTTAGCTGAGACATTCGTAACAGATTCGCTTAATGCTGATATGAGAACGTGGACTGCCAAGAGTGACACAGGATGGTGGATTGGCAATCCTAATGGTGTATTCGGTATGAGAACTGTAAATGATGTGCAGCAGGCCAAAGAACTTGGCAGATGGACATACAATAAGCCTACAGGAACTTCAGAATCTCCTTATCGTCTGTCAGACTTCATTGGTTATAACAGCAACGAGAACGAAAACAACTTTCCTCTTCGAGCAGTTGTGTACGGATATAGCGAGAACAATGTGGTGTATGATGACAATGTTGTTTGCATATTGTTTCAGGGTGGTGATGATCCTGTTTATCCGAATAATACTTTCTCGTTGGGCGATCTGTTGAATATGCTACGTAAGGGACTTGGAGACAATATCTATCCTGCCGTCTGTATATACAACGAGACTAATAAGACGAAGGTGTTCGTGTCTTCAGATGTACCTATGAAGCCTGGAGTTATGAACGATGAGATAACTATCTTTCGTGTAGATTTTAAGCACGGGGGAAAAATATACGAGGGCGAAATACTTGATGTTAATTATCGCGGATGTCTACTAGATTATAATGTTGGCGACAGGCTGACATTTATTCCGCTCCTTTGCTCGACAACTGACCACGATTCTACAACCTTCCCTCAATGTATCGTATGCCCAGCAGTAAAGAATACTGTAGAATTCTGTGATGCCTACGTCACATTGCCATTGGCAAAGAGTGATGACAAACCTGTTACTACTAAAACCATTGTGGTAAATATTAGCAATCTCAAACTGAGACAGGAGGTAGGACAGATGTTGTACTATGACAACTCTGATAATACTGCAGGTGTCATTAAATCAGAAACGCTATTGAAAGTCAGCTTCACACTCTCTACAGATTATCTCTCGAATCTTAGGATTAGACTTGTTGGCAAGTCTGATGACGGAGAAGGTACATATCTGAAGACAGATGATGTCAGTATTGGTAGTAATGATGTGACCAATTTTGCCATCAACGAGAAAAGCTTCAAGATGAAATCTTACGGCTCGTTATCAGATGCACAGAAAGGGGTGAACGCTGATTACAGCTTCGGTATTCCTATACAGATAGCTTATGCAGAGCGTGAGAATACTAAATGCCCAGACTGGACAGTTCGAATAGAACTCGAGGCAGACAAAGCCACAGGCCCAGACTCGAATACGCGATACGAATTCACGTTTGACGGTGGAGGTGTTTCGGCAGATGGTGTTATATTAAATAAGAAATATTAGAAAGTAAGAACCGTGAGCGTATTTTTATTTAGTTTATGCTCATAATATCTTTGTCTATATATAACAACAATAAATCCAACTATGATAGAAAATATCCGTTCACTATGCGTAGGCATCGCCATCGCAGTTATAGCTTTCCTCAAGCCTATTGAGGGAGAACTGACATCGCTAATGATAGTATTCTTTCTTAACTTCTTCTTTGGGTACCTGTCTGGCATGATAGCTAATCATGAAGACTTCTCCATAAAAAAGGCTTTAAGATGTGGAGCAGAAGCTACTGTGTTCTTCATACTGTGCTGTGCCATATATACTGTTGGGCAAATGAAGCATCAGTACGAAGGAGCTCTGCAATGTGTGAGCTTCGTTACATACGTGGTACTCTACTTCTATGCTCTCAATATACTGAAGAACCTGAAGAAGATATTTAAGCCTGGTACTACACCATGGCAAATTGTATCCTTCCTGTATTATATACTTCGATTTAAATTCATCGAGCGCATACCAGGACTGGCAGAATACCTCAATATTGCAGAACGACAAACCAACTAAACATAATACATCATGCAATTATCACAGCACTTTACTCTCGAGGAGCTCACTCGTTCAGTAACAGCTCGCAACAGAGCTATTGACAACACTCCATCTAAGTCAGACCTTGCCAACTTGAAGCTACTGGCAGAGACAGTCTTGGAACCATTGCGCATAGCGTTCGGCAAACCAATCATCGTAAGCTCAGGATATCGCTGTCAAGAGCTTAACAAAGCTGTTGGTGGTTCAAGAACTTCGCAACATCTATTAGGGCAAGCTGCAGATATACATGCCATGGGTAGCACAAAGGAAGACAATAAGGCTTTATTTGAAACTGCTGTTTCTCTTATACGTCAAGGTAAAATCAACGTAGGACAATGCATCGATGAGTATAACTACTCGTGGGTACATATCTCTATACCAGGTAAGCATGTCAATAACATAATCCATATAAAATGAAAAAGAAGGATTTTCTTATGCCTGCAATACTGATAGTCGTTGCAGCCGTAATAATCTTCATTATGACCTTGCTCGTTAAGAGAGAGCAATACAGAAGGAAGATTGAACATTTGCAATCTCAGATAGAGATATTGAACTCATGGAATACTTATCCGAGTATTATCCGTGATACCATACACGATACGATACCTGTAGCATCAGTACCTGCTCTTGTAGTAACGAAAGAGGAATACAAGAAGATTACAGATAAAGCTCTGCTAAAAGACTTAGATGTAAAACCTGCAGCAATAACCTCACAGCTTCAGACGGAGATATCGACACGAGACAGCATAAAGTTAAAAGCAGCACCTGCAGATAATGACTATATATATCATGACCATTGGACAGACATACACTTATCACTCTCGGATTCCATTCTACAATATAATATGCGCGACTCTATAGCAATGTTCGTCGTGCGTGACTATAAACATAGATTTCTTTTCTGGCGCTGGGGAACTAAAGGCTATAATGTGAAGCTCGTGAATTTTAACCCTCGTGCTACAATTAAATATCTGAAGTATGTGAAAGTGGAATAAAAAAGCAAGAAAACTTGGCAATATAAAGAAAAAGGTTTATATTTGCGATATAATAATTAAAACATCAAGAATATGGATACTTACTTTCTTTTGTCAGCGGTGTTCTTCGTAATGCTTATCTTGTTTCAAGGCTTACAGTCGGTAGGTAAAAAGATG